CGAAACGCCATAGTAACGGCGACCAACGGCGCCGGTGGTGTGGTGACGATGCGCGTTCAGGGCGTAGCCGCGCAGCACGCTCTGGCGTCGAAGAGCAAGATCGCCTCGTTGCACGGCACTGACGCCTACGACAACCGGCACTAGCATGCCGGCGCGTAGGTCGACCGTGCACTACTTCAAGACCGGTACGCGTAAGCCCCGACCGGCCGTAATAACTGGCACCGCCGCAGACAGTGGCAAGATCCTTCGGGTCCGCCATAACGGCGAAGTTTACGGTAACGCCTCGGTCGGTGTGCCTCTGCGCACTAGTCACTCACAGACGAATGTGTTCGTCTACTACTAATTCCTTCCTTGCCAGCGGAGGAGCGGGGACAGAGGTGCAGGCATGGGTCCGCAACCTTTTTCTGCTGACCGTCTTGTTCATCTGGACGGCAGCAGTAGGGGTCACGCTCGCACACGGAATTCTCCCAGATCCGATCATCTGGGGAGTTCCGACTACGTTGTGGCTTGCTATGAACCCACCGTTGCCTAAGTCCTGGGGAGAGAAACCTGTACCGCCAACGCCGACAAAGACGGAGTGATATGTTTCCGGATCTGTTCACGTATGTCGTACAAGCGGTAGCCTGGGTAGTGCTCCTGGGTATTCCGGCCTACGCCATGGGTGCGGCCTGGAAGATGCAGCGCCTGCAGCGGACGGAGCGCAGATGACGTGACTACTCGGGTGAAGGAGTTCCTGAACAAGCAGACCATCGCATACGTGCTGGTGGGTGTGACCGTCGTTGTGCAGATGATTCTTGCTGTTTATCTACGGAACGTGTACGCGTGCCAGCAGAAGGTCACCGAGAACGTGGCGTCGGTCCTTCAGAAACGTGACGAGGCCAACCAGAAGGACCGACAGGCGTTCGACGCGATGTTCGATGCGCTACTCGATCCCACTGGCACACCCGAGAGTCGCCGGCAAGCGATTGTCGACTACCGGGAGAGTCGTCGGAAGGCTGACGAGCAACGCAAGCTGAACCCGATTCCTAACGCACCTGACAGGGCGTGCTGAATGGCTAAGATCGACATGGGAAGGTACTTCCAGCGGATTGGCTACAAGCCACACCCGCGGCAGATACTTTTCCACACCAGCAAGGCGAGGTTCCGTTTGCCTTGCTGTGGCCGTCGATTTGGCAAGAGCATGATGGGCGCGCGTGACGAGGAGCCGAAGCTCCTAATACCAGATCGGCGTGTATGGTGTGTCGGCCCAACCTACGATCTGGCCGAGAAGGAGTTCCGCGTCATCTGGAACGACATGATCATCGCCCTCGAGTTCGCACGCGACAAGCGAGTGAGGAAGGCATACAACAAGCGGTCTGGGGAAATGTACATCGAGTTCCCTTGGCAGACCAGACTGGAGTGTCGGAGTGCCGAACACCCACAGAATCTTGTTGGTGAGCGCCTCGATCACGTCATTATGTGTGAGGCTGCGAAGCACAAGAAGGACACGTGGGAGCGTTATATTCAGCCTGCGCTCGCCGACCGTCGAGGCAGCGCTACGTTCCCTACAACGCCTGAAGGCTACAACTGGTACTACGACCTGTGGCAGCAAGGTCGTAACCCGGACTTCCCGGACACCGAGAGTTGGCAGTTCCCATCCTGGGAAAACCCTTATGTGTACCCTGAAGGTCGAAATGACCCTGAGATTCTCCGACTCCAGCGGGCGTCCACTGAGGAGTGGTTCGCCCAGGAGATTGGTGCGGACTTCACTGCATTCGTCGGGAAGATCTTCGGTGAGTTCAACGAAGTCACTCATGTTCGCCCCCACACGTTCCGGCCCGACTGGCCCAACTACATCGCGTTCGACTGGGGCTACACGAACCCACTCGCGGCGATAGAGTTCCAAGTCAGCCCGTGGGATGAAATCTTCGTGTGGCGGGAGCACTACGAATCGTACATGATGCTTGAGGAACACCTAGAGATATTAAGGAACCGCGCTCAGCCTGAGGGGTATCGGCTTGATCTGACCTTTGGCGACGCAGCGGATCCGGAGGCTGCGATGTACGTGTCGACACACTTTGCTCCGTGTGTCGCCATGCCGGAAGCCAAGGCGAACTGGCGCGACGGCATCGACCTGATGAAGACCTTTTTGAAGGTTCGAGAGCCCAGCGATGTCCAGGATCTGTCCGAGATGGTCACTCTCTTGGACTTGCAGTTCGCAGACAGCCTCAAGAAGCCGCGGTTCTTCATCGACCCGCGGTGCAAGAACACGATTCGAGAGTTCAACGGGTACCGTGCACCACAGATGGCCCGGAGCATGACGAACGTTCGAGAGGCGGCGCAGAAGTTCGATGACCACGCCCTGGATGCCATTCGATATGGTCTCATGCACGTGTTCAAGTTTGGGTGCAATGCTCACCTCGGTGACTTGTACGACCCACGGGGGTTCGTTCGAGGATCGGACCACGTCGATCCTGTCGGGAACACCTTCGAAGGGGCTGGCGACGGTGCAGTGGGTTTCTTCCGGTTCCCCTCTAGCAGCGGCAGTGCTGAGACTTCTTCATTCTTCACCAGCTCAGACATGAACTTCTAGGCTAAGGGAGGTAGCCATGGCAGATTTCGCACAGCCGGAACTTGAGATGGACTTGCCGGGCTATGATCCCGGCTCTCGTGCTCTTGATCTGTACCTGGCTGATCTGCAAGGCAAGCTTGGCTTCATGCCACGCAACACGTCACTGCAGCACGCGATGGGCAGTCTCGACCTGATCGATGCCGAGCGGGACTACCTCATCATGGCGGACCGCAACCCTGGTCTCGATCCAGGTGCGGCGCTTCGGGAGCTCGGCTACGCCTCGCCGAGCCCGTGGACAAGTTGGACACGTGAGGAGTGGAACCCGAAGCTATTCGGGTTGCAGGGCCTCACCGAGTACTACCGGATGAAGCGTCAGGACGGTACCGTTCGAGGTGCTCTGCGACACCTCAAGACGCCCATTCAGGCAGCGCACTGGTTTGTCGAGCCGGCAAGCGAGAGTTCGCTGGACCAGAACATCGCCAAGTTCGTCCAGGAGAACCTGTTCGAGAATCTGAACGTATCCTGGGCGCGAGTCCTCGACGACATCCTCTTGATGTGTGACTACGGTCACATGGTCTTCGAGAAGGTGTTCGACATCGACGACGACGGCAAGATCGTCCTGAAGAAGCTGGCGCCACGACACCCGATGGACGTACAGGACTGGCTGTACGACCTGAACGGAGGTCCAGACGGTGTTAGGATGCTTCCGAGCGATTTCAACGGCGAACCGCTCGGCGTCTTCATCCCGATCCGTAAGCTGGTCATCTTCAGTCTTGAGGCGGAGGCTGGCGATCTTCGCGGCATCTCGGTGCTCCGGTCGGCGTACAAGCACTGGTACTTCAAGGACACCCTGTACAAGATCGATGCGATTCAGAAGGAACGGCACGGTATCGGTGTACCGATCATCAAACTTCCTCCAGGCTGGGGAGACGCCGACCGCCGGCTCGCAGACGAGATCGGTCGTAATCTTCGTACCAACGAACGGGCGCACATCGTACTGCCTCCTTTCTGGGAGATCCTCTTTGCGAAGCTGGAAGGTCAGCCGGTCGACTGTCTGACGTCGATCGAGCACCACAAGCAGGCCATCTACGACAACATCCTGGCGCCGTTCGCAACAGCTCAGAAGCAGGATCGCGACTCGCAGGACTTGTTCTACAAGAGCACACGGTATATCGCCGAGTGCATCACCGACACGATCAACCGCCACGTCATCAAGCAGCTGGTCGACTTCAACTTCAAGCGTGGCAAGTACCCGAAGCTCCGTGCACGTCGCATCGGCGAGTGGGAAGACGTCCGTACGATGTCGTTCTCGCTTCGCAACTTCGTCGGCGCCGGTCTCATTCGACCGGATGACCGGCTCGAGACACAGCTCCGACAGGAGCTCGACCTGCCTCCGATGGACCCGGAGACGATGCGCGACATCTCGACACCTCAGGCACCCGGCGTTCAACCACCGGAACCTGGTCGCGCAGGACCACCTCGCCAGGCTCCAAAGGCTCCTACCACACCCAGTAACGCCAACTCCGGACGTGATGGTGGCGGAACTGGCGGTGGAGGCAGGAAGTAACCGCCGTGTGTGGTTTGTGACTCGCTCGGGATAGTTGTTAAACAAGGGGCTTGCGTGCCCCAGTGGGACTACGTGATAATAGGAGTAGCACATGGCGGGCTATGGAAATGCCAAGCCGGCGAAGGTTCCCGGTAGGAAGGCAATGCCGACGAAGATCACCGGCAAGAAGGCCATCCCGATCCCGAAGAAGTCGGGCAAGCCTAAGAGGAAGGGGAGGCAGACCAAGTGAACTTTGGCTACTACACCGACCTCCGTGGGATTCAGTTCCACGACGACAACACGGCGTGGATCCAGGCGATGCCCGTCGGTAAGTACAAGCACCCGATCTACGGTGACATCGAGTTCAACGAAGAACGGGCGCAACGCTTTGCCGACAACGTCAACAAGGGCGTTGTCGGAACCGCTCTCGACATCGACTACGATCACAAGGCCTACTCTGGCAAGGCAGCGGGGTGGGTGCAGCAGGCCGAGAACAGGGGTGCTGCCGGCCTGTTCCTCAAGGTAGACTTCACGCCAGACGCCGTCAAGGCGATCAAGAACCACGAGTACCGGTACTTCTCGCCGGAGTTCCAGGACGCCTGGACGCACCCCAAGACTGGCAAGGAGCACAAGGACGTACTACGAGGTGGCGGTCTGACTAACCGACCGTTCCTCAAGGACATCCTCCCCGTCAATCTCTCGGAACTGACTTTCGAGATGAACCCACGCAAGCAGCAGGAGGCCGGCGTGACGCCGAAGGAAATCAGGGATTCCCTGGGGCTGGCCGAGACCGCGACCGACGAAGAGGTGCGGGCCAAGCTCACGGAACTCCAGAAGTTGCAGACCCCGCCGACACCGCCGGTTCCTCCGACGCCGCCGGCCCCGACGAACGCACCACCGGTTCAGCTCGACGAGAGCAACCCGACGATCAAGGTCCTGATGGACATGATCAAGGCTCAGGGCGAGCAGATCACGGCGATGGCCACTCAGGTCAAGCTCAACGACGTCGACCGGAAGCTGGCCGACAGCGACAAGGGCAAGGTCGTGATGGCGCCGGCTGCCAAGGACGCGTTCCGGAAGATGCTCCTCGGTGAGGACGTTCCGGCGCAGGCCGAGGCGTTCCTGAAGCTCATGGCCGAAGGCACGGCGCTGGTCGAGACCGGCGAGCGTGGCGGCGGCGACCCGAGCAAGCTCGGCGAGACCGATGCCGAGAAGGCCTGGGACGAGGCGATCGCCAAGCTCATGGAGAAGGACAAGCTCTCCTACGGCGACGCGGCCACCGCGGTCGCTCGCGACAACCCGAAGCTGTTCGGCGACTACCGCGAAGCTTCGACGGCGTTCAAGGCGTAAGGGGGAGGTGTAACCAATGGCTGGTGCCAACTACGTTCTCGATAAGGGTTTCACTGCCCTGTCGACCTACAACGCGTCGAGCGTCAACGGCGTGCAAGCGTTCCGTCTCGTCAAGATCACGGCGCAGGACCAGATCGACCTCAACGTTCTCGCCACCACGATCTCGATCGGTGTGGTGCAGGAGGACGTCGACGTTGCCAAGGTCGCGACGGGCAAGGCCGTCGTCGACGTGCGCATCCTCGGCATCTCGAAGGTCGTCGCCGGTGCGGCGATCTCGATCGGTGTCGAGGTCATGTCCGACACAAGCGGACGCGTCATCACAGCGGTCACGGCCGCCAACCGCACCGTCGGACTGGCGCTCCAGGCGGCAGCGGCCGCCGGTGACATCATCGACGTTCTCCTGGTTCCGCCAGGCCGCGTTCTGTAATCTGAGGGGAGGGAAGCAACATGGCGGTTTACGCCCCAACCGGTTCCGGCAGCATCCACATCGACAAGGCCCTCACCCAGATCTCGATCGGGTTCCCGAACAACGGCCTCGTCGGTCCGGCGCTGTTCCCGTCCGTGCCTGTGATGAAGCAGTCGGACAAGTACTACATCTTCGGCCGCGAGCAGTGGCTCCCGGTTCCGGACCTTCGGGCACCGGGTACCGAGGCGAACGAGATCCCGGGCTACAAGGTGTCTCTGGACACCTACTACGCCCAGGAGCACGCACTGCAGATCCCGGTCACCGACGAGGAGCGCGAGAACGCGGACTCCCCGTTCAGTCCCGACCGGGACGGCACCGACCTCGTGACGGCCAAGATCATGCTCGGCCGCGAGGTGGCGATCAAGAACCTCGCCACGACCGCCGCGAACTACGGTTCCGGCCTGTCGGTCACCCTCGCGGGTGGTCAGCAGTGGAGTGACTACGTCAACTCCGACCCGATCTCGGACATGCGCACCGCGAAGCTGTCGGTTCACGCTCGCATCTTCATGGAGCCGAACACCGTCATCCTCCCGTACCAGGTGATGACGAAGCTCGAGGACCACCCCGACTTCATCGAGCGCATCAAGTACTCGGAGCGGGCCGTCATCGCGCCCGAGCTTCTGGCCGCACTGCTCGGGATCCCGAACTGGGTCATCCCGGGCGTCGGCATCAACACCGCTGCCCTCGGCCAGCCGGCGACGCTCGGCTACCTGTGGGGCAAGGACGTCGTCTTCGCGTGGGTTCCGCCGCGTCCGGGTCTCAAGATCCCCGCGTACGGCTACGAGTACACGTGGGGGACGCAGTACGTGGACCGGTGGCGCGAGCAGAAGCGGAAGAGTGACCTCATCCGCGCGCAGCGTCGCTACGACCTCAAGCTCACGGCTCTGGGCGACGCCGGCACGGCCGACGCCACCAAGGAGATCGCGGGCTACCTGATCAAGGCCGCAGTCGCGTAAGGAGACAAGAACATGGGTTACCTGGCCGCAACGGCGATCAAGTACAGTGACCCCAAGGACCCCGGCGGCGAAGTCGTCGAGTTCGCCGAGGGCGACAAGGTGGAAGGTCTGCCTGTCGACACGATGAAGATGCTCTGGGAGAACGGAGCTCTCGTCAAGGAGGAGGACAAGCCCGTGACCGAACCGACCAACCCCGAGGCACCCGTCGAGCCGACGCCGGACGCACCGGTTCCCGACGCGCCCGCCGACCCGGACGCTCCCTCCGAGTAACTGGGATCCTCGATGGCGCGAATCACACTCCCAGAGGCACAAGCTTGGGCGGAGCCGACCAAGCTCACTCTTGCTAGCCTCGACACGGAGTTGCTCGCGCACATCGAGGAAGAGGTCCTTCGCAGAGTTGGAGTGGTCGTCGACACGACTACTTGGGTTGATTCGACTACTACGCCCAAGATCGTGAAGACGGCCATCTCCAAACTCTACGTCTCATTCCTGTACGACAGACAGTACAGCGAGGACATCGAGAGCAACAGCAACTGGGCTCGACGCCTCGCTGATAATGCGGAAATGCTCATCACTGGCATCGTCGACGGTACCATCGAGATTCCTGGTACTACGGGTGACGCCGGCCAGCCTCTGTTCTACCCCACGGACATCTCGTCCAACACCGATCCAACGTTCGACGACCCTTCACTGGGTCCGGCGAAGTTCTCGATGGGGATGGTCTTCTGATGGGAGAGGAGGTGCGCGTATGCCTGGAGGAACCGGTCCTGGAGGAGCTCCAGTACCTGGTCCCGGTAACGTCGGCAATATCGGTGGGTTAAGTGGTACAGACTGGCGTCCTGCATATCGATCGGCGCTAAGTGCCATCTACGAGCAGCAGCGAAGCGCTGCCTCTACCATCCCGCCCATTGCAGCCAGCATTAACGGCCAGGCACGTGACTACTTGTCACGTGCTGTTGGACTTCTTCGTTTCGGTGCGAACGTTCAAGGCTTCGAGTTCGTACCCTCGATAGCAATCGTCGCAAAGGACCTGCGCGCGCTCGCCAACGGACTGACTAAGTACCGTGTGCCGCTTGAGCGCGTCGTCCGTGAGGTCCTTATGCCGTCTATCTGGGAGAACTTCCTCCGTGGTGGTCGTCCTCCATGGGAGCCTCTCGACCCTGACACTACACAGCGGAAGCACCGCAATCGGTACTTGGGTCTGACTCCACAGATGATCCTGATCCGTACCGGTAAGCTGCGTGCCGCGGCGACGAGCTTCTCGATCTGGTCTATCAACGAAGTCTCAGCAGTCGTCAAGGACCTTCCTGACAACGTGAAGTACGGCTACGTTCACCAGGAGGGGTACGGACAGACCGGTGCTGCCAAGGTGGTTGGCGGTAGCGGCAGTATCGGCGGCCGAAAGACGGGTGGCAAGGGTACAGCTGACTGGTTTAAGCCGTACCTGGTTCGTGCTCGTATGGCTCTCGGTCCGAAGGCGTTCTCTGACGAGGTCGAGTACACGGCGTGGAAGCTGTTCGACCGTCGGCACGAGATGCCCGGTCAGCACATCGGCTTCCGGCAGATCGTGATTCCACAGCGGCGCTTCATCATGTGGCAGGACGAAGACATGGTGAAGGCGCAGGAAATCTTCTACGAGTGGATGGACGTCGAGATCGTTCGCCTAGGCAAGTTCTACCCGGGGATGTGACGTGGCACTCACTCACAAGACTACGACCGTAGCGAACAGGATCAAGGACCTGATCGTTGCGAACCAGGGTTCCTTGGGGATCGGCAAAGTCTACTACGGTGACCAGGATATCGTACCGGATGGCAAGAGCGTCTGCGTCGAGCCTGGTCGCGTATCTCGGCCCATGTCGGGTGCGCCTGACATGGTCACGAACAGCTTCGACGTCATGATCCTCGTGTACAGGACAGCAGTTCAGGACCTTCAGGCAACTCGACTCGAGTGCGACCTGCTCGCTGAGGCTATTGAGGACATGTTACACTTGCACCTCGATCTCGACGACAACGCGCACACGCCGAACAGCGGTATCGTCGTCCAGGGATGGGTAACCGAGAACCTCTCCGGTTACACGTTCAAGCAAGGACGACTGATTCGCTCGGCACGGCTGACATGGCAAGGTATCTCCAAGACCAGTTTGCGATTCGGCCCGTAAGGAGGGCAAGTGAAGTACGAAGTAACGTCCGATCGGGCTCAATCCGTCGACGGCCTCGGAGTCTTTGCCGAGGGTGAGACGAGAACGTTCGACGCGGACACCGCGCAAGGGTTCCGACGGCTGCACGGCGTGAGCCTGCTCAACGGCAACGTGCCGGACGGCATCAAGGTGACGATCGTGGTGGGAGGGGAGGAGTAAATGGCTGGTTTGGGAATTGGCGGTGGTGGTCTTCTCGGTGTGGCCTTGGAGGCCGTCGCCGGAACCTACCTTGCACCGACCAAGTTCGTTCCGATCAACTCCGAGTCCATCCACATGGTCGAGGAGACGCAGTTCCGCCGGCCGATTCGGCAGTCCGTCGACATCCTCGACGCCGTGGCGGGTAACGAACACCCTGAGGGCGAGATCGAACTGGACGCCCGCGAGGACTGCGTTGCGGTCATACTGCAGGCGGCTCGCCTCACGGCGGTCAAGACCGGGTCAACGCCGAACTTCACCTACACCTACACGCCGAACGCCAACGCGATTCCGGCCAGGACGATGTCGATTACGGTCGTCAGGGCTGGAGAAATCTTCGGCTACACCGGCATGGTGGTGTCCGGCTACAAGTTCTCGGTCAGCGACGGCATCCTCATGTTCAGCTGCACGGTGAAGGGTCGCCAGGAGGCCACGCAGTCCAACCCGACGCCGACGTGGCCGACGAGCGTTCCGTACGGCATGGGCAAGTACAGCATCGAGATCCCGACGGCGACGCCGGTCACGGACACCGACGCCTTCGAGTACTCGGTCGACGACGCCGGCACGCCGAACTTCCGACTGAAGAGCACCGGTCGCGGTGGCGACTTCATCAACTACGGCGAGCGGACCACGCAGCTGTCGCTGACGCGTGACTTCCTGTCACGGGCCGACTACGACAACTTCAAGACCGTCGTCGCCCAGAGCATCACGCTGTCGGCGACGAAGGGCGTGAACAACAGCATCTCGATTCTGATCCCGAACGCCTTCAAGAACACCTACGAGCTGGGTCTGTCCGGTCAAGGTGAACTGATCCGGGCCCAGATTCAGTACGAGGGTGTGCTGGACAGCGCGTCGCCGGCCAAGGTGTCCCAGATCGTGATCAAGACCCAGGAAGACATCACGTAAAGCTAGCGTGCGCGCTTTACCTGATACTCTCGGTTAGACCAGAGAGACAGCGGGTTAGACTTAAGACAGGTGCGCTTTAATGGGTTTCTATAGCCCTGGTGATCTTGCGTTTCTAACTCTAGTCTATCTCGATGTCGTACTACTAATCAGATTCGGATTGTTCCAGAGGGAGGAACAAGTGCCAGTCGCAACTATCACTCAGCAAGTAGATACGAAGCAGCTCACGACGTGTCCTGGGGGCTACGTCGTCGTGAAGCGCATGTCGTACGGCCAGAAGATGCACCGTACCGAGATGTCCGGGAAGATGAAGATCCTCTCGAACAAGGCATCGCGGGACGCTCTCGGCGAGGTCGACATGATGAAGGCCGAGGTTCAGCGTTGGGAGTTTGCCAACCTGATCGTCGACCACAACCTCGAGCACCAGATCCACACCTACGCCGACGAGCTGTGTAAGCTCGGCGACTGCAGCTGCCCAACCCGACCACTCAACTTCAAGAACGGCGAGGACGTGGATCTCCTCCAGGCACAGATCGGCGAGGAGATCGCGGCCTTCATGGACAAGCTGAACAACTTCGAGGAAGAGGACGAGACAAAAAACTCGTCTGGCGGATCGAGTCCCACATCCGACTCGACCGCCCAGCCGACCCAGAAATCGGACAGCTCCTCAGCCTCGTAGGCATGTGCGAGGCGCTCCATTGCTTGCCTGCACCAGGAGGACTGCTCGACCAGGACTCGTACGTCATGTTCTTGTTCGAGGTAGTCCTTATAGCCAAGCAGGAGCGGGAACTGTCCGACGCCAAGATCAAGAAGCGCCAGTACGACCAGCAACTAGCACAGATCCAGGCTAGGAGGTAGGCGTGGCACTCAGTACGCGTGAGCTGTACTTGGCCCTCCGCGTTCGTGACGAGGGAACTCGTAACATGCAGCGGTTCGCCCAGGAGCTCACGCGTACTGGTACTGCGGCTAAGGTTGCGTCACTCAAGGCACAGGCGGATGCGATCCGTGAAGAGAAGCAGTTGAAGATGACTGCCATCGCCACCGAGCGTGCCCGAATGGCTCGTGAGCGTGACCGTGGCGCATCTGCGGCTCAGCTCCGAGGCATCTCGGCCAAGATCGCTGTGATGCAGAAAGAGGCCACGGAACTCGAGAAGCAAGCGATGGCCTACGATCGTCAGGCCACGCAACTCATGAGACAGACCCAACAACTGCAACACTTAAGAAACGTCTCTACACAGACCGGTGTGGCACTTGAAACCGTCGGTGTGGCGTTCGGCTTCCTGGGTGTTGCCGGTTTGGCTGCTGTAGGAAGTCTCGTCTCAGGTGCCGTCGAGTACCAGCGTCAGGTTGCAGCGACAGCAACACAGGTCGACGGCTTCGGCGAGAAGCTGTCCGTAATTAGCGACATCGGTAAGCGCGTCGCGGGTGCCATTGCAGTCCCGTTCGAGCAAGTGCAACCGGCACTGTACGACATCTTCTCGTCCATGGAGATCGGAACTGCCGACGCTGAAGTCCTGCTGACGGCATTTGCTAAGGCTGCTGTCGCAGGCCAGACGGACGTTCAGTCTGCGTCGCGTGCCACCATCGGTATCATGAACGCCTTCCAGGTACCGGTGAGTCAGGTCAACCACCTTCTGGACTTGCAGTTCCAGTTGGTGCAGGAAGGTGTTGGTACTTACCAGGAGTGGACCGACCGCATCGGTGCGGTTTCGCCATCAGCAGTTCGTGCTGGCCAGTCCATCGAGATGATGCTCGCCGCCCTGGCAACTACGACTCGTCTTGGTATTCCTGCAGCTCGGTCAGCGACCGCTGTCGCTCGTGCCTTCGACGCGATGTCGAACCCGAAGGCCATCGACGACATGGAAGCGTTCGGTGTTACGGTTCGCAACGCCGACGGTTCACTTCGACCTTTCAACTTGGTCTTGCACGAGTTCCGTGACCGCCTCGCACAGATTCCTGAAGCAGATCGAGTCGGCAAGATCCTCGACGTCTTCCAAGGTGCGGGTAGCACCATCGAGGCGCGCAAGTTCCTTCAGAGCATGCTCCTTGGCAAGCAAGGCCTGGAACTGTTCGACAATATCTTGAACCAGATGAACACCGACACTGGTTCGTTCGAGCAGGCCTACGACATCATGTCGAACACCGTAGCGATGCGGTCTGAGGTCTTGTCCAACAAGTGGAAGATCCTGAAGGAGACTCTTGGCGAGGCCTTGATGCCTCAGCTCGAGAAGCTGATCGGGTTCCTTGAGCGCATCTTTAACTGGTTCGACACGTTATCACCTCGTACAAAGAATATGATCGCCCAGTTCCTGCTCTGGGGCGCGGTCATCTCTGTTGCCATCGGTATATTCCTAACCCTGCTGGGTGTCTTTGCCGTATTCGCGGCATCGATCTCGGCTACATACACCCTGCTCCTACCTCTGATTGGTGCAGTCGTCGGAATCGGCGTCGCACTGTTTGGCCTTGCCGGAATCCTATACCTTGCCTGGACTCGGAGCGAACAGTTCCGCGAAGGTGTCAAGGGCGCCTTCCATGCTCTGGAAGACATCGGGAAGATCGTCTACGATGTCGCCAAGAACATGTACGAGGGCTTCAAGACGTACGTTCAGCCGGCGCTAGAGAAGGTCGCCGACGTCATCGAGCAGAGGGTTCTGCCGGCGTTCAATACCTTCATGACCGAGGTTTGGGACAAGATCAAGCCCAAGCTCGAAGAGGCGCAGCGTGCCATCGACGAGATCGCCGACAAGGCCTTCCCGAAGATCGGTGCGGTCATCGAGAAGTACGTCATCCCGGCGATCAACCACCTAACGGACTGGTGGAACAACAACAAGGAATCGTTGATGCCCCTCATCGACATCCTTGCGCAAGTCCTCAAGTGGCTCCTGATCATCGGTGCAGTCATCGTTGGTTCGATCATCATCGGCATGGGTGCCTTGGTCATCGTCATCGGATTGGTGATCGGTGGCTGGATCGCACTCGTCGAGGTTGGTCAGCTCGTCTGGGGTCTGCTGAAGGCTCTTTGGGAAGGCACGATCAACTTCGGCAAGGCCTTCGCCGATATGGCCGTGAAGATTTGGGACGCCCTCAAGGGCGCCTGGCACGCCGTACAGAACTTCTTCATGGACCTTGGTAGTACCCTGTCTGACCTGCCCGGAAAGATGTACAACGCGGCAGTCAACACCATTCAGGGATTCGCGAACGGTGTCCAAGACAAGATCGGTTCGGTAACTGCAGTCATCCGAAACCTTGGTGGAGCTGTCATTTCCGCCCTCAAGGCAATCCTCGGCATTGGCTCGCCTTCCAAGATCATGTTCGAGATGGGTGGCGATTCTGCACAGGGTTACATCAACGGGTGGCAGAGAACAATGGGCGACGCAATGCTCGGCATGCCAACCACCTACCTCGGACAGAGGCCAGCTGCACTTGCACCAAACGAGCAACCCCGTGTGGGTAGTGTTGGCGCGCCTGCAAGCATGTTTAACAACGGTGGTGGTGGCGAAAAGACCATCAACAACAACATCACCGTGTACACTCGTGAACTCGACCCGAGGGAGCAGGCAGCTAAGCTCGGCTGGGAACTGGCAGGGAGGATGTAGTGCCACTTTCTGACGAACTGGTCTTCAAGCTGAGTGACAGTGGCACTGAGCTGAACACGAGTGCTGCCTTCCCATTCGTGGACATCCTTCGATGCTACGGGTTCGACTCCGCGCCCATTCGTGAGACTGAACGTGACCACGAGGGTGTTGACGGCGGCTTCATGGACGCCGAGTTCGAGAAGGGCCGTCCGATCATGATGGACGGTGAAGTCTACGCTTCGGCTCAGGCGCTTGAAACCTACCTGGACCAGCTCAAGAAGGAGTGGGCGCCGAGTCCCGTCCCTGTACCCTTCTACTTCCGCGCTCCTGGACAGCTCGACCGCGTCATGTTCATCAAGCCACGTGGACTTAGGTACGACTGGGAGTCGAATCGTCGTCGTGGTGTGGTACGCGTCCAGTTCGTTGGCTATGCTGAGGATCCGCGTATATACGATGCGGCACTGGTATCAACCGTCATCACTTATGGTGGAGTAGCGGGTGCGGGTCTGTCCTACACCACGTTCCTCGACACCTTCACGACAACACGAACTGACACCTGGAACACTGCAGACTCGGGACACACGTACACGCTGACAGGTACCGCTTCAGACTTCGATACCGATGGAGCTGGAAGCGGAACGATTAGGCTCAACGCTGCAGTAGGTACGGCGTACTTTGCGACGCCGAACGGCATAACCAGTACGGTGAACCAACGCCTTTGGGGTCGTGCCGTTGAGCTGTCGGCGACGCCTACCGGTGGGACCATCTCTCAGTACTTCGACGTCCGCCTAGTCGACACGAGCAACTTCTACCGTGCAGAGCTCATCTACACTACGTCGAACACTGTTCAGGTTGCCCTGATCAAGGTTGTGGCGGGCACACCAACCACACTTGTGGCAGCGACTACGGTCGCCGGTCTGACGTCGGCGACTATCAACGCAATCCGAGTAGAGATCGACCAGGGACAGAGTGTAGCGACCGGTAGCATCCTGCGAGCAAAGGTTTGGAATACGTCGGGTGCCGAGCCAGTAGCGTCCACAGTCGAGTCGGCAATCGACTCTTCGGTCACAGGCGCTGGCGGATTCCGGGTTGGAGCGGTTCGCAACTCGGGCAACACGAACGTCAACCCACTCGCCTTCTTCGGACAGCTCGAGTGGGATCAGGGCTTCGGGTTCAACCTCAACTTCGGTGGCGGTGCGACACCTGGTGGCGCCGGTATCAACAACAACGGCAACCGTCCTACGCCAGCGGTTCTGACCATCCTCGGTCCGATCTCGAATCCACTAGTCGCCAACGACAGCTACAGTGCCGTCCTGAACTTCAACATCGACTTGGGTGCTTCCGACATTCTTGTCATTGACTTGGCCAACAAAACGGTTCTATTGAACGGTGTGACGAACCGTCGAGCTGCTCTGGTCGCACCAAACTGGTTCTTACTCAACCCAGGAGTGAACTTCATCCGATTCGGTGGGACAAACGGATCGGGTAGTACTCTGACTGTAGCATACCGTGCTGCTTGGAGGTGACACATGGCTGCTATCAACCCACCCGGCTATCTGCAGAACGCTGGTGCGACTCACACCGCCGAGCAGATGCGGAACTGGCAGAACGCTCTCGTAGCGGGCAAGACTGGTGCAACGGCCCTCCTCGCACGAGGCGGTGTGCATCCAGGACTGGGTAACGCTCTGACGGTGACCCAGACCGGCTCGCCATCGATGGCTGTGATCGTCAAGTCTGGTCACGGGGTCATTCCCGGTTCCGAAGGCTCGAAGCAGGGGTCCTACATCGTCATGAACGATGCGGACGTGACGCTGAGCATCGCAGCTGCACACGCGACGCTGAACCGGATCGACATCGTGTGCTTCAAGGTCGAGGACCAAGCCTACTCCGGTGCGGTCAACTCGTCCTCGCTGGTCGTTGTGACTGGTACACCAGCGTCCTCGCCTGCAGCTCCGACGCCACCGAACAACTCGATCACCCTGGCACAGGTGTCGATCGTCGCGAACGACACGTCCATCACGAACAACGAGATCACCGACAAGCGTCAGATACTGGCTGGCGTCGGCGGCTTAATCTCGGTCCTGAATCAGGCTGAGCGCGATGCACTAGTCGGCTACGAGTCCTTGGCCGTGTACCGTCGAGACACCGATGCCATAGAGACGTACGATGGGTCGGTGTGGCGATCGGCTTGGCCGATCTTCCGGGCAGCGCAGGTTCTGGGCTCACCAGCGTCGTCGATCTCCTTCACAGGAATTCCGACCACGCTGAGGAACATCAAGATCTACGTGACTGCGCGGTCAACAGCAGCTGCAGCCATCGCTGGTCTGACGCTTCGCGTCGGTGGTGACTCTGGAGCGAACTACAAGTACCAGTCTATGTTCGCTCAGAACGGTAGTGCACCAGGCAACACGTCTGGACTGTCAAACACTTCAGCTCTTGTGTCGTACATGCCTGGAGCAACTGCGACAGCAGGAGCCTTCAGCTCGTGCGTGTTGGACCTGATCGGGTGGGAGCGTCCTCACACCAACTATCTGACGGGTACTTCACGTGGTGGGTACGTGGACCTGGTAAGCAACATGATCGTCAACACAACGGCCATCACGTACATCGGCAGTGCTACGTTGAACCAGCTCTCACTTCAGCCGGACGCCGGTAACCTCGACACAGGGACTGAGGTCATCATCGAAGGTACTTACGGCCCGTAAGGAGGGACAATGGGCAAGCACGAAGAGCAGGAAGAGCAGAAGCCGGTGCGAGACGACAAGTGGGCGGAGGAGAAGTACCCCGATCGGGGAGAGCGTCCATCCGACGAGATCGTCCTCAACCCCTTCGCAGAGCCTGCGCCTAACATCGGTCACCCGGAGTAGTCATGGGTGGCGAACCGAACCCGATGCTCTGGGTGGGTTATCCCAGAAGCTACACTGCCGGGCGCGCACGCGCGCCACAGTTCGTTGTCATGCACTACACCGCAGGCAGCGAAGGTCCTACCTCAGCCGAAGCTGGTGTGGACTACGACAAGAACAGGGCTGATGGAACGTCGTGCCACGCCTTCTTCGACTCTGAGGGTCCGGGACTGCAAGAGGTACCCTTCGGCGATCGGTCACACTCAGCGTTCTTCCACGGTAACGAGATCGGCATTCAGTACGAGCTGTGTGGCACGATCCAAACTCGTGACCAGTGGCTCGATGCTAACTCGTACCCGATGCTGGTGACGGCTGCATACGCTGTCGCGTACACCTGTCGCACACTCGGCCTCGAGATGCGGCGCCTGACTACTGCAGAGGTTCGTGCTGCCTACTACAACGCACCCGGTGAGCGTCCGACGGGCATCTGCGACCACAAGAACGTGACGGACGCATTCCCAGAAGATGGTGGAACGCACACCGACGTCGGTCCCGAGTTCCCTTGGGACGTATTCATGGATCTAGTTCTGGAGGGTGACATGGCAGGTGATTACGGTTCTCTGGGTCCGCCGCCGAACGAGCCTCAGTACGCGTACGATCACCCCGACGTGATGCTGGCTGACCTGCACGCGGCGTTGGTGACTCGCAAGACCGGTTGGGGAGGTGCGGACTCGGCCGCCGGCTGGTCGCTGTTCCAGGACCTCGCGGCACTCAACTCGAAGCTGGACCAGGTTCTCGCTGCGCTGCAGGGCGGCGTAACCGTGGCGGCGAAGGTCGACCTGACCGACGCGGCCATCGCCAAGGTGGCCGACGCGACCGCGGACGAGATCCACGCCGACCCTGAGCGCGACGGGGTGTAAGCATGGTTGCCCACTACCGTTTCGTCTTCAACTCCCTGCGGTCCGAGAGGGTGATCCAGGAGATCGACCTCTACGGCGTATTCATGCAGATGAGTATGAACGGTGGTGACAGCCAGTTCGATGGAACCTTCCAGCTCGACCAGACCGGCAAGCGCAACGTGGACCTGTTGGAAGCAACGATTCCTGGGTCCACGTACGTAGTTGTCGAACGGAATGACATCCCGATTGGTGCTTGGATCACTTGGAGTCGAGTCTACTCGGCACAGTCCAAGACGATCCAGCTCCACGGTCTTCCGTTCGACAGCTACCCGCGCAGGGCTTTGGGCCTTCAGAACCTGTCCTACTTTGGTCTCGAGCAGACGGCCATCTTTATGGACATGTGGCGTCTCATGCAGGAGGAGGCTTACGGTCGTAACATCAACGTCGTTGTGCCGCCCTTCAACCTCTTCATGATCCCAGTCGTGCCTAAGGAACTCGAGTACTTGGCGACCGACCGAAAGTTCTACAGCGAACTGATGTCTAGCATCGCCAACTCGGCCGACGGCTTCGACTGGTACATCACAGTCACACGAGAGGCGAACAACTACTACCGCAAGGACTTGAAGATAGGCTACCCTACCCTCGGTACAGGGATCACCGACGGCATGCCTATCTACGAGTACCCAGGCAACATCACGCAGTACTACATGACCGAGTCAATGGCTGAGACCGGAACGAACATCTTCGTCCTTGGGGCGGGCGAGGGTTCCGACATGATCTCTCGCGACTTCGAGCACACCGACTTGCTCAACGGTGGTATGGCCCGTTGGGATACCATCGTGACTCGGAAGGACATTGACTCGGAGGACCTGATCAATCAGGTCGCGGGGACGATCGCGGCTATCAAGAAGGCACCAGGAACGACAGTCAAGATGACCGTCAAGGGTGATGCCGTACCAGAGTTCGGCACCATTAACCTTGGTGACCTGGCTCGTATCGTCATCAGGGATGCACGCAACCCAGAAACGTTCCAAGCAGACAAGCGACTCATC